GGATTTCATCTATACCTATATCATTGACCACTCCCTGAAATCCATCGACTATGTCCCGGATGTCTTGCTCTATCTCGGCACTCGACCGGTATCCACTGAGTGAATCATTTATGTCCTGGTGCTTGCTGTAGATGTCTAGCTGAATACTTAGCGCGTCCATACAGCTTACGCCATCCTTGGTATCAGTAGGCAGCACAGTGATCAGATCAATCAAAGCATAAGGAAAGATCTCCATCTGTGGCACCCTGGCAATATGAATGCCTCCCTTTAACTTCGCCATGACCGCGCTATTATTCCGGATCATCGTCCTAAATAGCATCAAACCGGTGGCCGCGCTTATCATAATTTTATAGCATGTTTGTTCTCAAACTTGCTCATGTGCTTATCAAAGCCCGTTCGGAGTTTGTGATTAATTTGTCCGATCGATTGAGTTAAACCTCTTCGGATCGGAGCTACCGCACCAACAAACCTGGTGCCATACTCAAGGATGTGGAAGTAATAACCGTCAACCCTGCCGCCCGAGAAAATACCGTGAGTGTTTTTCTTGGCTACCTTCGGACCCACATACACGTCATCCGTTTTGCGAAGTGGTAAAATTCGGTATGATCTCCGGGCATTGCCTGGAGTATATACCGCCACCACATTACCAGTCCCTTTGGGTGCTCGCTGTTTGCGCTTCACTTTAGGAGTGCTGTACCGGTATACGTTTTCATCTGCCTCCGGGATATTATTCCGCACATTATTGACCAATACTTTGGCCCCATCTTTCAAAATTGGTTTCCGCTCTTTTGCAGAAAAATGCTTATCCAGAGCCTTTAGCTTTTTTATCGTGGCTTGCACATCTTTCTCAAGTATCTGGATGTTATTCATTGTCGTCAATCACTTTTAAATAAATCATCATATAGTGGCCTGGACCTGGATCATCATGATAGTGGGTGATATTGTAGTACCTACCGTCACAAATCCTCTTGATTCTCATGTGTGATTTAATGCCATCTACTTCATATTTCCTTACTCTCAGCTGAGCAGTCCTGATCATGGTTTCTTTGTCGGCCACTGTGTCCTCACTGGAGCTGGTCTGCCAGACAAATTCCCCATTGACCTCCTCCCGGTAGTTTACCCATTCGGGTGTAGTGCTCCATCCATCATCTGCGACATTTAGTTCTGATTGAGGATCTCCAGCTACATCTCTAATCACTTCGAGATCCAGCTCTTTCATGAAAGTCCCTGAGACTTCCACGGTAAAAGTTTCATATGCCAGAGATCCTATGCGTCCCATTTTTTAGGCTATCTTGATGATGGCTATCTCCAGACCAGTCTCCGTGCTGTACGTAAACTGTACTTTTCCTGACCCGTCATTAAATACCAGATCTGACAGGTTATAGAAAACCTGGACACCATCAGCCGCCAGCGTTTTTGGCTGGCCATTGGCTGTCACATCTCCATAAGGAGGGATGTCAAAAGCAGAGTTCTGGACCGTGGGAGTCACTACTTGTCCACCAGTTCCTCCCGTATCTCGAAAAATCGCCAGATACTTGGTGGGTGAGTCATTTACAAATGCATCACCACCGCTTGCACATGCTGCGAATGTTGGCTCAAGACCGTTATTGGTAAGATTCTGAGCTGCTATGTCTGCCATGTTGTTATACTTTAAAAGTTTTTAAAATCTTGCTATTGCTATACTCCGGCAGAGCTTCTCTGCCTTGGTCATTCCCTTTACAATCTGGTCCTGTCTCTCCTCAAACTCGGTCCCTACCAGCAACTTTACCGCTTGCTTGGCCTTTGGTGGTACCGTACTGGTACTTGAATGTCCAGAGGAGAAAATGATCTCCACTTTACTCAGCTCATCACTGTATAGACTTGGTGTATTAAGCATCAATATTCTGCCGGGTTTACTCCACTTATCCACCTTGTAGTCTGTGCCAGCCGTCATAGGAGTCCAATCTCCATCGGTATCCCTTCGATATTTTACGGATGTCACTCCGATTACCGGAAATCGATCCAAAGGGATGACACAATCTGCCGGCCAATCATCCAGCACTAACCGGTAGGATGCAGGCATCAATGACCTCCTGGTCATACCCTCCACTCGGTCGATGGCTTCTTTGATCTTATCAGTGAGATCGAGAGCCAGATCACTTGTCAAATTCTTTACAATGAGATGTCTTTTCATCTCATCGGCACTGACCGCCAGGTCAGTACTGTAGGTGACTTTATCTAGTGTGAAAGAGCTCACAAATTATTTGGCTGCTGCTTTCACTTCAGACTCAAACTCCTCAAAGGTTTCTATGTTAAGAGGTACCGATGCATTGCGGATCTTGTTTGCATCACCGGTTCTCAGCATAGACTTTGGTACAACCTTGTAAGACTTCAGTCTTTTTAATTCAGCATCATCCACCTCAAACCACTTACCCTGTGGGTACGCCAGTCCTGCTGGTGCTGATCTCAGTCTGATCTTGTGCATTTTTTTCTCTGCCATTGCGTGTTGTTTATTGAATTATTTTAAAATAATCCGGGAGCCCCCATCTGGCTCCCGGCCTCTACTGTCATGAAAGGGAAGAAAAAATCTTAAGGAGTAGTATCAATGTCCTTGATAGCTCCAATCATTTCCGGATGTTCGACATCCATGTCAGTCCACAAGTGAGCCGATACTCTGATCATGGCCTCCTTGTCCTTGCTGAATGGATTGACAATGATATCCGTACCCCAGTGACCCACCATCACACCAGGGAAGTAACACTGTAGCAATGCGCTCAATGCTGTTCCTGATCCTTTGGTCAGATCATAAGGCACTTGAGTCGTAACCTCTACCGGGTAGCTGTTCACCGTGTTGTCATCTTCCCAAATGAATTTACCTGTAGTAGCTGTTTTCTCCGTTCCCTTCATTACTCTCCTCACCTTTGGATTTGTCAGAGCTCGGATCTCTCCCACGTCTGCGTTATCCATAGCGATTGCCTCCTCCAGTTGCAGGATATGTGACCACGTAAGTGACCCCCCATCAGTGCCAATCGATATGACATTGATACCGGAGATATTCAGTAATCCGAGTAACTCCTCAGAAAGACCAGTACCTTCGATCAATTGCCGGTCCCACTCAATACCGAGACCTCGGTTGAGCCTGTTGGGCACAAGAACATCAATAGCCTGCTTTCCCTGGTGCATCAGTTTCCTGGTGAACTCAGTAAAGTGGGCAATTCGCTTGGGCTCCATGGTCACCTGGTCAAGCACGATGCTGGACTCCGCAGCGGCGATTTTCTCCGCTACGCTGGCACCCTGGATGACGTTGGTCTCCCGTGGCCATGCCAGTTTACCCTCCAGTCCAGGAAAGAACTGTACACCCATTCCCAAAACTCTGGTCTTTGGAGTCAAAGCTGGAATAAGGTTGCCCAGAGTAGTCTCGATCATATACCCCCCCTCTGTGGTGGTACCTGCACTCTGCACCCTTTTGCTCACATTCAAATTGGTGCGCTTTCCATTTTCGTCAATACCCATCACTCGGGTGAGTGCCTGTGGTAGTGGGTGACCTTCTACGGCTCTGCCCATCTCTCTGGCCTCTTTCAGACCTTCCTCCACAGCCTCCTTTTCCGCTCCGTCAAATCGCTCATTCAGAGCACAATCAACGAAACGGTGCCAGGAGAATCTCTGTGAGACTTCCTCCTCCTCGGTCAGCTTCGGATTTTTGGGAGAGTTTCTTTTCTTTCGCTCCCGGCTTTCAGTCTCCACTAGCTCAGCGGCTTCCACTTCAGCCTCCAACTCCACGCGCTCCTCCTGGAGCTTGCGGATCTTGCTGTTCGCGTCCTGGATCTCTGCCAGGGTTGTTTTTCTTGTCTCGGCTGAGCCTTCCGCTTTCGGGTCTAGCCCTTTAAGGCTCTCAAGTCTGGTCTCCTGCTTCTCAGTGAGATCCTTCATCTCCTGATCAATAGCCTCCAGACGCTCGTTTGCTTTCAGTTTTTGTACGTTAGGCATACTACTTTAGTTTTAAATATTCGACCTCGCTTCTGGCTACGGCCAATTGGTTATCAAAATCATCAGTGGTGGATTGCTTTTTTTCTTGCTTTGGGTGGTGTTCGGTGATCCATCCGCTCATATCTCGCTTGAGCGCTTCATAGTTGCTAGGTATGTTGACAATGGAGCATTCAACCAGCTCCACATCCGTGAAATAGAAAGTGCCTGAGTCCTCGCCCTGGTCCGGGTCTCCCCAGTGACCATCGTGAGCGATAAAGCCCACGGACATGGCTTTGAGGATTCCTGCCTCAATCTTATTCCATACCTTATCAGCAATGGAATTAGTATCTGATTTTTCAAGAGTGACCTCACACATGAGTTGGTTTCCCTCTATATAGGCTCGGCCTGTGCCGATAATGTAGTCCGGATTGAACGGCTGGCCATCAAACCAGTCTCGGCTGGTTTCATGTTGATAGGCAATGATCCCATTATCGTTAAATCGATTGAGCCGCTTTTGCCATGCCTCAATCAGTATGATGCTGCTGTGCCGGTCTCTGGCTTCAGTGCTGGCTATAAATAAAGCAGTCCGGGCACCATCCTCCCTCACCTCCTTTTTAGTCAGTGAACCAAACGCCCTCATATAGTTTTCAGGCTGATTACTCTGTGCCTGTGCTGCTGCTGTTGCCATCTGCTTTCGCTTTTAGTTTGCTCTCAATCATTGCATCGATCACCTCATCCAGCCGGTCAAGTGGATTCATGTTGCCAGGTACCATGGCTCTCTTGCCTATTCCGTTTTTCAATGGATTTGCTCCTACATACTCTCGGGCATCATCGATCTGGTACACTCCCCATTTCATCATCTTGTCAATAAACTCGCCCTGAGCTTTCGTGTCTCCTCTCAGCAGTCCGGCAATATTGATACGGTTGCTTAGTGTGCCCCTCTCGGAAAGTCTTATGCTCTTTCGGTTGACCTCCTGCTCTAGGTTGGTGATGGTAGGCTGGAGACCAAACTGGACATACTCATCATGTTGCTTCTCAATATTGTTGTTTGTGGATCGCTTTAACAGTCCTACCCTGTGAGGAGGTACACCGAATATGCCACAGATACTCTCTGCAGTGTGATCCGCTTGCTCGATGTATTGAGCGTCGGACATGTTCATATCTAGCACGTTATACTTTGCACCTCCCCATAGGATTCCTATCTCTGCCGCCTTTTCGACACCAGAGTACTTTTCCTTGAATGAATTGCGTAATAGTTCCACCTGGTCATCATCCTCCGGATAATCGGGTACCTCAAGTACTCCCCGGAGGTGGGTGCCGTTCTTCCAGAAATTAGCGCCAAAGGTGTTCATGGATAGCCCTGTGCTCAGGATTGCCTTGTGCAGACTCGCTGGACTTGGTGCCCATCCGGTTCCAAAATCAAAGCCTTTTATGTGAATCACATTAAAGGGATCATAGACCTCACCAGTAAGAAAGTCCTTGTAATAGACCTCTTTGGTGCCCTCTTCTTTGACCGCCTGGAAAGTGTTTGGGTGCTGGAGATGATAGGCCACTGGCCGGTCTCTTCGATTTCTTTCAATCAGGGAAACTCCGTTGCCCCACGACATGAAATAACTTATGATCGATCTCCTCCAGTCAAAGGAGGATGTGTCCGGATTGGGTTCGTCATGCAAAAGAAAATACTGATCGTGATCAAAGGCTATTTCTCTGCCGTTCGCTGTCCTCTTGATCACATCCCAACCCAGCATAGCAATATCCTCAGACTTTGCTTTGATACATGCGTAGGCTGCTGACAGCTTAAAAATATTTTCTGGAGTGACCGGTATTGAACCTGTACCGTTGTTGATGAACCACACCCAGTCCTTTGGGTTTTTAAGATCTAAATTGGTGGCAGTAGTGGCTCGCTCAGAGGCTTTTACCTGAGAGAATGGATTTACATAGTCAACGATTTTACTTAACTGCGACAATACTATCCGCTTTCTTTACAGTGCAATGATATTGCACTCAGAGCAGCGAACTGGTAAACATTGTTAACTATCTGAATATGTCACGGCTATTTCTTTTTGATTTGAATCTCCTGGACCTGGCACTCTTAAAACTCTCGAATGAGCTGTATCTGCTCAATCCGTAGGTTTCTTGTAGTTCTCTTTCTATCTCGATCCATGCCCGGTGTTGGCTGTGATATTCGACATGGAGCTCATCAAACCGGGAGTAATACCCCTCGAGGGTCAATATGTTTATTTCCTTGGTCAGATCTTAAATATTTGGGAGGCTTTGACTTTCTTCCGTGGCTCCGGTCTATCCACTAGCCATCCGTGTATAGCAAAGATGATAGCCATGATACCGTCTATTTTTCCTTTCTCTGAATCCTTTACCGGCCTTTTCGCTCCATCTACATCCTCAATCACTTGCATCCGGTCAATCATCCACCTAAGTACTTTGGCCCCCTCATGGTAGAGCTTCTCATCATAGATCATTTTCTCAAGTTCCTGAGTGGCTGCATTGATCTTGGATGTAGTCTGTCCGACTGGGTGACATGGTACTCCCTTTTGTATCAATCGCTGGATGATCTCCTGAGCAAATTTCCTGTCATAGGTGAGATCCTTGATATTGTACTTGAGGTATAGCTTGTCAATCTGGTCCTCAATCTCTTCAAAGTCCTGAGTTTCTCCAGGTACCACTTTCATTTCTCCGTTCTCAACATAGAGAATGTACTCCTTTGAAAACTTGCTATTGCCGTACACCTGCGAAGTAGGACACCATAGCCAGACCCTAGCCCAGTGTTTTTCATTGTTCGGATCAGGAAAGAATTGAGCCAGTGCCGCTAGATCCCGGACACTGGATAAGTCCATGCCCAGATAGCTCGGGTTTTTCGTGAACCTGAGATCTGAGAAATCTACCTTTGGGCCGATACACTTATCCCACGCCTCCACACCGATAAACGAATCCGTACTACTCACCAACATCCCCAGCCGGAGTCTTTTGAAGCTGGCCAGGAAACTAGGATACTGCTTTGCCCTGGATGCCTGCTGAGCGAAATCATCCTGATCCATAAAGTCCCAGATTGGATTTGCAGCTGCCCAAACCTTTGGATCAAATGGATCAGCATCCGGTGGAGCCCCATGAACGATCGGGAGAAATCCCTCATCATAGATGTCTCCCTTCATGACCTGGAGAGCATACTCATAAATTTCCTCCCAAAAGGTTCCTACATAACCAGGAGTGGTGATGACAATCATCAGGGTATTACCTTTCTGACCTCGTTTTCCGAGAGCCTGAATCAGTGCATCCCACATCTTTCTCCCATTCGGGCCCCATGCATGGATCTCATCCACAATGATGGCGCTAGGAGTGTAGCCGTGGAGGCTGCCATGCTCTGCCGCCATGACCCGGAAGAGTCCATTCGTTTCCGGGTCTTTGATATTGTCATGATAAATATTGCACAACTCCTCCAGTGCAGGATTCTGCCGGATCATCTGACAGACATCATCAAAGAGGATTCGTGCCTGTGGTCTGGAGCTGGCCAGGTTTATTACTTGTGGAGCATACTCCCTGGCTCCGAAAAATAAGTAAAGTGAAAGTGCTGCAGTAATGGTGGTCTTGGCATTACCCTTGGGAGCCTGCCAGAATACTACCCTAAACCTGCGCTTTGGTGATCCTTTGTAATGCCATCCAAAGATCTGCCGGATATCTTCAGCATACTCTGGCACCAGCTTGATTGCTTCGCCGGCAAAGTCTCCACGGAGGTGGGATGCATGTCTCTCAATCCACCGGATCGGTCGTTCTGCTCCCTCTTCGATATATTCATACTTATCATCTAACTGGCTCACCCTTGTCCTCGGTTGCTGCTTCTTTGGCCACTAGCTTTAGCTTTTCCCGGTCGGATGGGGTCAGTCCATACCTGGCAGAGTATTCGAAAAAGAGCTCTGCACATTGTCTCTGGTATCTGGTCAGTGGGTGGATACGCTCCAGATCGTTTTTATCTACCGTAATAAATCCACCATTCTCCGGATCTTTCTCCGATGCTTTCTGGATCATCTCCTCGCATATCTGAAACTCAGTGAGATATTTGGCACACATAGCCAGTCCATGAACATTAACAGAGTGGATATGACTGTCATATTTCTTGAGCTGCTCAACCAATACCCGGAAATTTTCTGTTGCTTTTGGGTTCAACCATGCGGGAGGATGAAAATCATCCAACTTCACAGAGGCACTATCCTGAGATTCTGACATGGGAGCCGGAGTTCCACGTTTAGCACCATTCTGATTTAGGAGAATATGATCAAGATCCTCCCGCCTATACATGACTTTTCTTTTGTCTTTCCGGGTCCGGACCTCACCACTGGCAGCCCACCGCTTGAGCATAGTATCACCGCGCTTGGTATATTCCTTGGCCTCCTCCCTTGTCAAATATGCCTTAGTCATCTCTCCTCTGCTTCTCTTGTGGGTATGTAAAATCGATGACGGCCTTGATAGATTGTCTTACAGTTATGGTCTGGAGGCATACCAAATGGCAGTCGTATTGTCCTCTGCTTTGGTATTGGTGGAGGTGGGGGAGGTGTACTAATTCGTCTGGGTAAATTGGGATTTCCTCCATAAATTCTCCTGTGTTCGTCAACCGTTATCGAATCAATGTAAACCGGCTTTTCGAATAATCCAGACCAAGTGGCAAAGCCTAGACAAAGGCTAATTCCATATACAACATAAATATATAACAATATAATTTCAGTCATCTTTTTCACTTTTTTGTGCCCGTTTCTCACAGTCGCG